CGAAATCTCTGATCGATGAGTGCCTGAATGAATGGTCTGAAGGTAGTGTCCCGCAAATCCGGGCTCTGGTTACGCGCGCGTTCAACACGGATCAAGAAGGCAAGATCAATCGTGGCGAACTGTTCATGCTGATGCGGCTGGATATGGAAAGCGATGACACATCCGAGGTCGATGAACGCTGGCAACGTGCCATGAATGCGCTGCGTGACGCGATCCGGGTAATCGGATCGAAGGAGTACGTCCGCTTCGGCATTCGTGACAGCTTCGACGGCGAGTGGACCACCGTCTCGATCGATCTGGCGAAAGCGTGAGGGTGGTCTGATGATTACAACGCAAATTAAGACCTCAATCAGTGATCGCGACATCGCTCAGGCGATGGCTGATGATCTCGATTTTGCAGCTAATGTGTTGATCGCAATGGTCGATTATTTGGATGCCGCAAAGTTGGCCCCCGAACTCAGTGACGAGGCACTGGAACAGGTGCTCGGGTTCTTCAAGGAGCTTGACGCAGCTGCGACGGCCCTCGTGCAAGAGGAGGCAGGCCAGTGACTGTTGCCGTCGAAAAGGATCGCGTGGCGCTGTTTATGCTGTCTGGTGATCCGGATGAAAAGATGAGACTGCGGTCATTCTCCTCCCGAACATCCGGCATCAAGGCGACCGTAACGATCACCCTCGAGACCACCGATATGCATGCGCTTGCCTACTGCCTCAACCAACTCGATGGCGTTTTCAAGCAACAAGGCTCTTCCTCGAAAACCAAGCCAAAGGGCCGAATATCCCCGCCATCAAAGGAGACCGTCTGATGGCCCATTTCAATCAAAGCGAAATCTGGCAGCACGTTGCCTCCGGAGGCCTCTACACGGTCATCGCCCACGGGCAGCGCGAAGACGATCTGACGCCGGTGACCATCTACAAAAGCCTTTTCGACGGCGCGATTTGGGTCCGCCCGACGTCCGAATTCGAAGACGGCCGCTTCATCGACATCGCTGTCGATGAAGTTACCGACTGCCGCCCGGAAGGGCAGCGTTCTTAACCCCAAGCCATCAAAGGAGACCCCACATGGCGAACTACACTAAAACAACCCTGATCGACGACATCGCAACCGACCTTGGTCTTGCGAAAACGACCACAAAGGAGATGGTCGATGCGATTTTCGACAAAATCGCGGCACAGGCGGATGCGGGTGTAACGGTCGCGATCCCCGGCTTTGGCAAATTCGAGATGCGTGAGCGCGCTGCGCGGATGGGGCGCAACCCGGCAACCGGGCAACCGATCGAGATCGCGGCAAGCCGCAGCCTCGCCTTCAAGGCCTTCAAAGGTAAATCCTAAGCGAAACGCCCTGCAAGGGGCGTCGTCTGGGCGTGGTGGCCTAGGCCTGATGAGCAGCCAGTGAGGTGATCGATATGGAATACCGGATCAGCAGAACACAACAGGGCGAGTTTGAACTTGCTCAGGTCGTGCCGCACGTGATTGGCACCTTTCCGGATAAAGGGATGGCTGAAAAGGTCATGTGGCTTTTGTCCAAAGACAGGCCTTTAGACGAGGGCGAACCTGCATCCGCCGCAAACGATCATATGGATGCGCCGATCACGCCCCCAGTGATCGAGAACACAGTCCCCGCAAAGGCAGCAGGCGTCGAAGACACGTCTGATCGCTTGGCTGCGGCATTCTCGCGGCTGGAAAATGGCGAGAAATTGAAAGCTGTAGCGGAAGATTTGGGCATTCCGTGGACATCGCTTCGTGGGAGCTGGTCTCAACACGCTCGGCGGATCGGTAAAAAGGCATCCACGCCATCACAGGCATTGGTCGTGTGTGATAAGCCACACCCTTTGGATGTCGTCAAAAGCGCCATCGCAGCGGTCAATGACATGGAGGACTGCCGCAATTGTGGCCGCTCTTTCACCCCATCTGAGCAGAGCATCGAACTTTGTGCTCGATGTGCAAAGGACTGACGGATGCTCATCTATTTGCAAGATGGTGTCAGCATCAACCCGGAATTCATCACCTCAACGGAATGGATCAAGGGTGAGGTGCCTGGGAAAGGGAAGTGGCGCATTTTTAAGGTCACCATGTGTACGGGTGCGATCCATCACGTTGAAGCTGCACCAAAGAACTGCGGAGCCAACGAGATCGCGGCGCGCATTCAAAAATTCCACCGTGAGACGGAAACCCTGTCGTGAACCACAATGCTCTGATCAATATCGCAAAATCGCAACTGGACATGGCCGAGGATGATTACCGCGCCATGTTGGAACGCGTGACGGGGAAAGCCTCTTTGAAGCTCATGACGCATGGACAAAAACTGTCCGTGATCGACGAGCTCAAGCGTCTCGGCTTTCGCGTGCAAAGCAATGGTCGCCGCAAAGCCGCTCCGCGTGCCGATGTGCGATATTGCCATGTCCTGTGGCGGCTCTTGTATCAGGCCGGTGAGGTCCGTGTTGGGGGCGCGAAGGGCATCAATGCCTTTGTTCGTGCGCAATTCGAGGGCAAGTGGGGGCATGTGCCGATCGACATCGATGCGATGACGGATGCGCATCAAATCAGCGATGTGATCGAGGCGCTTAAAGCTTGGTGCCGTCGCGCTGGCATTGCCACCGAGCGGGGCGGCAACAATGGCTGAAGCGCATCTTCCCGGATCACTCATTGAAGTAGCTGAAACTCTCGGTCTTGGCACCGCCTTGAAGCTGATGCAGCACTATGGCGGACAGGAGGTGAATTTCCCCCTCAGGCTGAAGGATGGGCATGAACTGATTTCTCTACTAGGCGAAGAGCAGGCAAATGCGCTATGTCACTATATGAGTGGTCAACAGCTCTATGTTCCGCATGGTCGCCGCAGTCTGCGGCGACAAGAGGTCGAAAAGCTTAGAGCCAATGGCATGACCCGTAGCCAGATTGCTAGGGCGCTTGGGATTTCTCAGCGACATGTGCGTCGGTTGGCCAACGGTGATCCTCCCGAACAGCTCCCACTTTTTCACGAAGAACCATGATCCCCCGGACCTGTGTCCGGGGGATTGCTTTTGTTGGGTGTGCGATTGCTGAAAAAAATCGCGCGAGGCACCATGAAAACCAGCGAAAAAGGTATCGAAGCACTCGAATTCGAGGAAGGCGACGTTTTGCGTGCCTATCGCGATGTTGTGGGCAAATGGACCATCGGCATGGGCCTGACCGCTGCCTCGGGTGTGATCACGCCCAAGGCGGGCATGACCATCACGAAACAGCAGTCCCGCGATCTGACGCGTCAGGCGCTCAATCTCAATTACGAGCCGACCGTCAATGACGCGATGCCGAATGCTGATCAGCACGAGTTTGATGCGGGCGTGTCGTTCCATTGGAACAGCGGAGCAATCCAAAGGGCCAGCTGGGTGCGGCTCTGGCTTGCCAGGGCACCGCGCGCCGAAATCTCGGCGAAGTTTCGGCTTTGGACAAAAGGCGGCGGCAAGGTCATCACTGGTTTGGTTAAGCGCCGTGAGCGTGAGCTGAAAATCCTCTTTGATGGCGTCTATCCGGTCGCCACAGAACCCAAATCCGCGCCGCTTTCAATTGCGCGCTGGGTTGTGCCTCTGTCAGGCGATGAAAAGGCCAAAATCCTCGCAGATTTCATGTCCCTTGGGTATCTGGTTGGCGGCGATATTTCTAAACCCCATGCCTTTGAGGTGCGACGGTTCCAAGAGGACCATGGCCTTACAGTGGATGGTAAAATCGGCCGCGCCACGTTGTCCACACTGCAGCGCATGATCGATGCGCGGGCAAAAGCAAAGTCCACTGCCGCAGTGACAGCAACGTCCAGCCTTCCTGCAGCGCCGACCGCTTACAATGCCGACGAAATCGCGGCTTCCGGGATTGACCCGCTCTGGCTCTTTCTGCCCCTCGCCCTGGTCGCGCTTTGGGCGCTCTGGCGCGCCTGGCATTACCGCGATGCGATTGCTGCGCGTATCGCCAAACGCCTTCCATCCCTTGCTAAATTTCTGCGGAGTTTCTGAATGAACGCCCTTTTGATTTCCCTTGCCGTCGAGGTCGGAGCGCCGATCATCGAGAAGATCCTCTCAAAGAAGCTCGGCGATGCCACTGGTGGCCTGGTATCTGACGTGATCCGTACCATCGCGGAACGCGCCGGGGCCACGATTGATGACTTGCCCGATCTCGCCCGCGATGAGCCAGCGGTGGTCAAATCTGCCATTGCAGAGGTTGAAGCCATGGCCCCTGAAATGATTGCGCTCTATTCGCAGGAATTGGAGTTTCAGCGCACTGCGATGGAACTGGATGCCAAGGGGCCGCTCTGGAGTTGGGCTTGGCGACCAGCTGGCATGTGGGGCCTCGGCGTCCTCTGGTTCTGGTCGGTGATCGTGCTGCACATCGCAAACGCGTTCTTCAAGATCGCGCTGCCGCAACCACCTTACGATATCCTCATGGGGCTCACCGCACTTTATCTGACGCTCTATATGGGCGGGCACACCGTCAAAGACGTCGCAGGAAAATGGCTGGGGGCGCGTAAATGACCGATGTGCCGTCCCACATCTCAGACCGTATGAACCGGGCGGACAGTCGTATTGACGGTCATGAGAAACGTCTGACGCAGTTGGAGCGCAATGAGGCTGGCATGGCCCAATGGCGCGTCAGCAC